GATGGTACTGGTTCCGGCGGTAAAGAAATCGGCGGTTTAGCTTTATTAGTTGCAGATGCTCCGGAAACCGGTACAGTTGGCGGAATCAATCGCGCAACATCAGGTAATGAATTTTGGCGTAATAAGTCATTAACATCGGATGAGACTATCACTTCAGCTAATATTCTCAAAAATATGGATAAATTATATATGCAATTATGCCGAGGAACAGAACGTCCTGATTTAATTGTTGCCGGAACGGATATGTTTGCCACTTTTGAGGAAGCATTAACCCCAATGCAACGCTTTAGCGATAGTAAAATGGCCGATGCCGGTTTTGCCAACATTAAATACAAAAATACCGATGTTATTTTTGATGGTGGACAAGGTGGTGGCCATTGTGCCGATAACAAGATGTATTTCTTGAATACAAATTATATCTATCTACGTCCTCACAAAGATAGAAATATGACAGTAATCGGTGGCGAACGTATGGCTGTTAATCAAGATGCAATGTATAAAATTATTGGTTGGGCTGGTAACATGACAATGTCAAATGCCAGCTTACAAGGTGTATTGATTAATAATACTGCAGAATAACATATAAAACAACATAAGAAGCCTTTTATAGGCTTCTTATGTTTTTAAAGAGGAATATAAAATGGATTTTATGACATTTCAAAATATTGTTCAAAACAATAACCGCCAAGATAATTTATCAGCAAGATTTTATGATAAAGCTGTTAAAAGTGGCAAACTCAGTGCCGACGGATTACCTGTTTTTATAAATCGTTGCTTTGTTGAAATCAGAATCAAAGATAATAATTGTGAGATTTTTGATCAACCTGCAACACCTGAAAAAATAAGACAGTTTCCAATAGAGTATGCCAGATATCAATTAAGTAAAAAACAAGTACAAGATGGAACACCGCTTGAACAATTTGCTTTTTTAACTGTGGCAGAAATAGAAAGCTTAAAATTACGAGGAATATTTACGGTAGAAGCATTGGCTGAACTTCCGGAGGATAAGGTAACACAATTAGAATTGGATAAAGAATATCAATTAGCTAAAAAATTCATTTCTAATGCTCGTAATAACAATGCGTTGTTTCAGTGGCAAAAAAAAGAAGAAAATTATCAGGCAGAAATAAAAGCTCTAAAAGCTGAACTCTTTGAACTTAAGAAAAATTCTATACCAAGACGTCCGAGGAAAAGATAATGAAAAACATTTTAGATATTTGTCAAGAAGTTGCAGATTTAGTTGCTGTACAAAAACCCAAAGATTTATTTTCAATTCATTCTCAACATGACAGTTTATTTTTGAGCATTGCAAAAGATACTCTGGATAGCTTGCTTAGGTATGGAGATTGGCAAGAATTAACCAAAGAGGGAGAATTACTTACCGCTAGGGGAAAGTCAAGTTACTTGATAAGTGATTTTTGCCCCGATTTTTATTGCTTGCTCAATAATACCGTTTATGTAAAAGACGGTAGTGAGAAAGTGATTGGAGCAATAACACCTGAAGAATGGATGCGTGAAAAATATTTCAATGTATCATCTATTAATTTGAAGTTTAAAATTCAAAATGGCATGTTTAAGTTTCTCACACCGCCACCGGCTAATATTAAAATTGTTTTTCAATATCGCTCATCAAGTATCGTTTATGATGCAGTAGGAGGATATGAAGAAAAATCTGTAATAAGTAAGAATAGTGATATTCCGATTTTTGATGAGTTTCTTGTAAAAAAAGGAATAGTGTGGCGTTGGTACAGACGAAACGGTATGCCATATGAAGAAGAATTTAATGAATACCAAAGAGAGCTAAAATCAAAATTTGGCAATACATTATCAACTCAAGATATTGTTTTAGGTTCAGATTTTAATTCTTTTAATTCAGGAGTAATAATCAATGCAGCAAAGAAATCTTAACCGCGGTATAAAATCTCAAAATTACAATATTCCTGCTCCGGTAGGAGGACTTAATGTCAGAGACAGTCTTGATAAAATGTCTGAAGATGAAGCCATAGTAATGGATAATTATATTCCGTTAGATACAAAAGTTGTATTGCGCAAAGGTTATCAAAAATATACTGATTTAGACGGCAATGTAGAAACTCTAATCAGTTACAGAAATCCTCAAAACAATGTATTCTTGGCATTTTGTGGAGGTAATGTTTATGACATCAGTTCAAACCGTAATATTCAAAAATATGAAAAGAATTTTGGAGATAACAGATGGCAATATTGCCAGTTTAAAAATCGTTTAATTATGGTTAACGGATATGATGTTCCCCAAACTTTTTATATTGATGAAAATGGCGATAAACACTTTGAAGAGTTGTCTTTTGAAGGAGAAAATTTAATTCCTCAAAAACTTATAAATGTTACCGTATCAAAACAAAGATTATTTTTTGTAGAAAAAGGAACATTAAACATATGGTATTCTTCAGGAGTAGGTGAAGTTCAAGGAACTCTTAACAAATTTGATATGTCAACTATAGTCAGAAACGGAGGAGAGTTTATAGCAATAGCTTCATGGACACAAGATGGCGGCCAAGGCATTGATGACTTAACTGTATTTATAACTTCGGAAGGAGAAGTTTTGGTTTATTCCGGAAATAATCCTAACAATGCAGAAGATTGGGAACTCAAAGGAATATATCATATGAGCCGTCCGATAGGTTATCGATGTATTATTCCGTATCAGGGAGATATTGTTATTATTTCCGAAGATGGTTATATTCCGCTTTCAAAAGCTTTGCCATTAAATCAATCTAATCCGGCACTTGTTTCTTTTAGTGATAAAATACGCGGTCTTGTATTAGATAGAACCAAAAGTAACAAGCACAAAAACGGTTGGCAGGGAATAATTTATCCGAGAGGCGGATATGCAATTTTTAATGTTCCTTATAATCAAACATTTGAGCAACATGTAATTAATACCATGACAGGTGCTTGGTGTCGTTTTACCGATATTCATTCAATATGTTGGTGTGAATATAATGAACGTATGTATTTTGGTTCCAAAGACAGAGTATGTTTATTTGATGAAGGATACTCAGATAATAAATTACATATATGCGGTCATGTAGAACAAGCATATAACGCTCTTGGTTCTGCAAATTTAAAACGAATACAATTATTGAATCCGAGAACAAAATCATCAACATCATATGCATTGGTTATGTATACTAATATGGATTTTAATGATGAACAAAAATCTTATAGTGAAAATATCGGTTATAGCGGATTAACCAAATGGAATGATGCCAAATGGAGTTCTTTAGCAAATCAAATTGGTACTAAATGGGCAACATTAAAAGGCAAAATCAGAAGTCAATGGATAGCAAACTCAGCAACAGGTTTTAAGGCAAGTATAGTTTTTAAAACCAAAACACGAGGCAATTTAATAGAATGGTTTGCAACTGGAGTAAGATATGAGCAAGGCAACGGATTGTTCTGAGATAGTCCATGATTATAATAATATCATTACACGATGGGTTTGTGCCGGATTAAAAGAAAACACGGATTGGCTTCAAAACTACAAAACTTATGGTGTTATGCGTCATGGAAAAATCATTGCAGGTCTTATTTTTCATAATCTCAATTATGGTCAAGATGTGTGGTGGACAATTTATTCTACGGACAGTCACTGGTGCAACCGTAGAATAATTAAACAGTTTATGAATGAGGCATTTGAACATTTAAAATGTCACAGGATTAATTTGCTGATTAATATAGATAATAAATCATGTATTAATTTTGTCACTCGTTTAGGGTTTCAAATAGAGGGTTGTCTTCGTAAATTTAGAGAAAACGGCCAAGATTGTTATATTCTCGGCTTATTAAAATCAGAAAACAAATATTTATAAAGGAGAAAATATATGTCAAAAGCATTAGGATTTAGCGGAACAAATGCAACAATTAATCCGGGAGCAATAGCTGCTCTTAATTATTTGAATAAGGTAGATACAACAACTGCTGATAATACCATTGGTACTATGGCTCAAACAGGATATAATTTGTCTCAAACATTAAATTCAAGACCGGATTATATTTATACAATAGATGGTTCAGACACAGCAAGAAAAAGAATGGAAGATTCTGTTTATGCTTCGTATGTGGATAAACTGCAACCACAGTTTAATAATCAAATTTCTGATTTAGAAACGCGTTTACAAAATCAAGGCTTGAGTGTCGGAAGTGAGGCATATCAACGAGCAATGACAGACTTGCAAAACTCACAAAATAATACACTAAATCAAGCTGCTTATAATAGTGTATCAGCAGGACAAAATGCATTTAACAATAGTATAAACAATAGTTTGGCTACAGCAGGATTTTCAAATAATGCACGGCAGCAGGCTGTTAATGAAGTATTGTCATTAATTTCAAAATCTCCTAGTGGATATGATGTAGCTATGAATAAGTATCAAATTGCAAGTCAAGCATACAATGATATGTATAATCGTCAAAGACAATACGATGCAGATCAAGCAGCTCGCCTACAAAATACAATAAATTCTGCCGGACAAATAGGAGCAGCATTTGTTGCTTCAGACAAAAGATTTAAAGAAAATATCAAGGAAGTAGGAAAATTAAATAATGGTCTAACCGTATATTTATTTAATTATAAAAACGACAAGACACCACGTATCGGGCTAATAGCTCAAGAAGTAAAAAAAGTAAAACCGGATGCGGTTACGGAAGATAAATCAGGATTTTTATATGTAAAATATGATATGGCTGTTGAAAAATAAGTATTGATTTTTATTATTAATAAATTATGATGTTCTATATTTGTTTTTTTTTGAGGTTGAGTATGAGACGGTTTTGGCACATATTTAAAAAAGTATTTTTTATATAATATTTAGTCCTTGTACAATAATAGGCTTAACACTTATTCCTATTGTAATTTGGGGTGTAATATCCGGTTCTTAATAAAAATATTTATAGAAACTTACATAACTCTGAAATCATGTATTTCAGAGTATTTTTTTGCAAATTTTAACATTTTTTATAGGAGAAAAATTATGCCGTTTGATAGTGAGGGTAATTTCAGTCGTCTTCATAATTGGGAAGATGACAGGATAAATGATATAGATATTGTAACAGACCATATGGATGAAGAGGATGATAACTTCGCTGCAGGTTTATCCGAATGTTTTTTGAAAAATGGACTATCTAAGATGAAAGCAGATTTTGATGCCGGTAGTTTTAAAGTTCGTAATGTAGCTGATGGAGTTATAGCCTTAGACGCCGTTAATAAATCACAATTAGACAATGCAAAAAAAGAACTAACCGATAGCATAACAGCACTAAGCAACAGATTTCAGATTGTGGAAGAACTTCCTGAAAACAAAGATGAAAATACGTTTTATTTTATTCCGGAAAAGGATTGAAATAATGTTGTATCTGGGAGATAAAAAAGCCTTTGAGATATATAAAGGCTCAACTTTAATTGGGCGAATATATGAAGGTACTACAAAAGTTTATGATGTTAATCCTTATAAAAAGACCGAAGAGTTAGTAAATTCATCACCCGAAACATATAAACAAATTTTGCCGAGAGGTGTTTACAAAGTTGCACTTGGCGGAGCCAAAGGAAACAATGCATCATGGATTTTTGAAGGAGCAGCGTGGGGAGCATCCGGTGGTGGCGGAGCTTTTGTAGAGGTTATGTTTTTTAATCCGTATGAGCAAGAACTGGAATTAGTATCTGCTGATAGCGGAGATAGTTTTATGAAACTCGGTGGAGAGCAAATGATAACTGCCGGAGCCGGAAAAAATGCTCAAATTACCGTTGCAGGAACAGGAGGATCAGTAATAATAAATGATAAATTGGATATAATCAGTACACAAGCAAATTTATCAGGAAACAATGGAGGTAGTGCTTTAGGTACGACACCTGCTGTTGCTACGGTTTCTTCTTATGGTGAGTGGGGAAGTACTAACAATTCATCAGGAGGCATCCGGTTAGAATATATAAGATATGTGAGGTAAAAATGACAGGTAGAATAATAAAAAATTTAATAGAAGTTCGTCAAGGAGACAGCTTTAATATTGTATTACATTTTCGTAATTCACAAGGTGTAAAAATAGATTTAGAGAACTCCACATTTGAAATGCAAGTCAGAGATAATGATGAACATGTAATATTCAGCAAAGAGGGTGATGTTACAATAAGTGATGCATCTGTTTGCTTTGCTTTATCACCAGTAGAAACAAATAAAGATATCGGAGATTATAAAACAGATATTCAGTGGATTGATAAATATGGCCATGTAAATACCGTATTTCCACAAGATATAAATAAAATCGGTATATTTAGAATAACTCAACAAGTTACGAGGTAAAATATGATAAATAGAACAATAGACACTATGGTTACAATTACTCCAGATACAGAAATTGATATTACATTACAAGATGCTGCAGAAATAAATATTGAAACACAAATGCTTTATGTTAGGTCAGGCAAGGAAGATATTAATTACTTTGTTGAAAATGAAGCAAAACCAAAACTGGAAGAATATATTAACACTGAAGCTAAGCCACTAGTCAGCAAAATTATAGTCAATATTGCAGAGCCGACAGTAACAGAGTACGTAGAAAATACAATCAAGACAAACATAGCAGAATATTCTGAAATCAAAAAACAAGAGCTGCAAGAAAGTGTAACAATCTCAATGGAAAAGGCATTATCTGGTGCTAATACCGCAACAGAACAAGCAAATATAGCACAAAAAAGTGCAGATAATGCTCTTGCAAATAAAAATAATGCAGAACAATCAGCTATTTCTGCTGCAAATAGTGCAACATCAGCATCTGATAATGCAGAAAAAGCTCAGAATGCAGCTAACTTAGCATGGGGAAAAATAAATAATATCGGAGATATTTTTTACACCAGTCGTCTGGATACAGAGCTTAATGGTGCTGTTGAGTGTAACGGAGCAAAATATAACTCAGATGACTTCAGCGGAGTAAAAAGTATAACTAATTTACTGACAGATAATTTGTTGGCATATGTAAGTTTTGAAGAATATGAAAACATTCTATCATCTGACGGAGCTTGCGGAGTATTCGGATGGGATGGAAATAAAGAGTTTAGAGTGCCGACAATTCCCGCTATGTTATTAACACAAGAACAGGCTTCTGTTATTGGCACAGGCATGACACTTGGTTTGACTGATGGGATAACAAATTACGGTCTAAAAAATGAAGGCGAAGTAGTATCTACATCAAAATGGCAACACCTTGATGCGTCAACAGATTCATACGGACAACCTATCGGTACATCAGTAGAAGCTATAAGCCGACCATCAGACCATACAACATTAGGTATCACCACAGATCCGACAAAATCAGGTGTAGTTGCCAATCTTGGTGTTATCAAATATAGAGCAATGGTTCAATTGGCAAATGCTACTACAGATGAGGCATTAATTACAGCAACATCAGCTTTACAACAAATTGCAGATAAAGTTAACAGAGATGAGGCAGACTACGTTGTTGAAACATATAACAACGGTTCAAATTGGTATAGAGTATACAAAAGCGGTTGGGTAGAGCAAGGCGGAAAAGTTTCTTCAATACCTAATGGGGGCACTATTACATTTATGAAACCGTTTAAGGATAGCAACTACATTCCTATGGTCGTAAAACAATCAACTCAAAATAACGGACGTGATGGTTCAAGACCTGTAGTTTCATGTAATGCTTCTTCAAATAATTCAATGACAGTATATAATATTTGGACCAATACAGACTCAAGTTATGAGATAACAGTTTATTGGGAAGCTAAAGGGTACGGAGAATAAAAGGAGTAAAAAATGTTTAATATCGGCGATAAATTAACCAAAAAAAATTATGCGGATGGAGCTGTTTGGTGTAATGAAAACAATTGTTCTATAAATCCTAATACATGGGAAATAGAAAAAATTCTTCCTCCGACAGAACAAGAACTTATAGCTCAAAAAAGAGCTGAACGAAATCATTTATTACAACAATCAGATATAAAAATGCTTGTTGATTATCCTATATCATCTGAAGATAAAGAATCATGGATGTTATACCGACAATATTTACGAGATATAACAATAGATGATAATTTTCCTCATATTGATATTTTAAGCTATGAAAAGTGGCACAAAAAGGAGGAATAGATGATTGAAAAAATAAAAAATATTGCTTGGTTATTAATGATAGTATTCACTTTGTGTGCCTTTGTTCAAGGATTACTTACTTTACAGCCTAGAGTAACAAAGTTAGAAGAAAGAGCTAATAATTGTGAGAGTAGGGTATCTGGAATAGAAATCAAACTTGATACATTACTTCGTCAATCATCAGAAACAGGAAAAGATATCAAAGATATTTATCATTTGATTATGGAACGGCACAAATGACTAAACAACGTAAATTAAAATATTTGTTGATTATAGGTGCATTTATAATCATTTGTTTTGTTTCGATTTTTAATCCGGAATATGCAGAAAATATAGCTCAAGCTTTTTTATTAATTTTAGGAATAATATAAAATGATAGCAACAAAAGAAATAGTCAAACGGCTTATTTTGCATGAGGGCTTACAGCTTAAGCCGTACAAATGCAGTAAGAATAAGCTGACAATCGGGGTAGGGCGAAATCTTCAAGATAATCCGTTAACAACAGAAGAAAAAAACTTCTTAAAGCGAGCTAATATCAGTCAGGGAATAACACGGGATGAAGCTTTATATCTTCTAAAAAACGATATAAAAAAACACTTAACGGAATGTCATAAAAACATTCCGTTTTTTTGTGAACTTAGCGATGAAAAACAGTATGCATTACTTGATATGTGTTTTAATTTAGGAATATTTGGTCTGCTAAGATTTAAAAAAATGCTTTATTGCCTAAGTATAGGAAATTATCGCGGAGCATCAAAAGAATGTCTTAACAGTCAATATTCTAAGGATGTAGGTGTAAGAGCTTTACGTATTTCTCGTTTACTCTTAGAAGATAAGTGGAGTGTTTGATATGTTGTTTAAGTTTTTTATTATACTTAGTGCTTTAATTTATATTTGTTTTTTAAGTTATCGTTTAGGATATAAACAAGCTCAAATTAAACATCTTCAAGAGAATATAAATCATGAACAAAACACAACAATCAAAAAGTCGGTTATTTATAGTCGCCCTAATGCTTCTCGCCGTGAGCTGTTGTCGCTCTTCAACGGTAACATTATGTAATTGTCCGATATATCCTGTTGGCGGAACAAATGTAGGAAAAGAATTGTCATCATTAACATATGATGAATATCCGTATTTATGGGAATGGTTAGGGCGAATAAATAAATTAAGACAAGAACTTGCGATATGTAATTCTCCTGTTGTCATAAAAAAACATCCCTGAAATGTCTTTCGGGGATGTTTTTTTCTTTTTTTATTAAAGA